TAATAGGCCAGTATGAACCTGGAAATATCTGTGCAAGTCCAATCACCGAGTAATATGCAGCAATACCCGATAAGGCAATAGCAGTCAAAAATGGCAGTATTACATGTATCACGTGAAGAAACTTTCAAGTGTGTATTGCTTCTCTGTCTTCCAACCAATACAATCAAGAATCAATTTGATCGGTTCAAGAAAAGTTTTTTCAAACTGTGTTTCATAATCAATATATTCTTGCAGACCAAACTCTTTTGGTAGTCTTGTTGGAAAAGAAACGACTGTATCTCTAAACGGGTTTGGTGTTTTGAGATAGGTGAATTTCAACTTTTCACCTTCTTGTATCAAAGGATACTTAGTCAACAAGTTGTGCTGTTTAAGGAAATGATTATACAGTATCGCACCCTTTACATGAATTGGTGTACCTTTTCTGTATATTGTAGCAGAATCAGCATACTCTTTCAAGCCATTACAACCACGTGGAAAAGAAATATCTTCAACAGGTAACTTACGAAACTCTTCTCTAAAGTCGGCAATGAATTGATGCACCGTTTCTTCGTCGGTGTTTACGACCAAATCAACCAGCTTGTACATCTTGGCTCTTACGGCGGTAGGTGTTGATGACTTGACCATCTCAAGACCCATAACTTTGAGTTTGGGTTTTGCATATTGCACACCTTCGTTATTGTACACATTCAGAATATAACGTTTCTTTGCTGTCCAAATACCTTTGTCGGACAAGCCTTCACGTTTCATTTGCATTTTCTGGTCGTATGCGTGAACATATTCAGCAAGACTCTGATAACTTTCATCAATATATGGTTGAATCTTCTCTTCACAGATTTTGTCCATGAAGGTGATAACTTTCTCAGCCGATGGCTTCTGTTTATAGACAGAATCAACCAATGGACCAAGATTGAGATAGATCGAATCTGTATCTGAAGCAATAACATAGTCTTTATCAGTTTTTAATAATTTGTTTAGATATTCGTTGAGTTTGTTTTCAATCCAACGAATTGACAATTGACCTGCTTGTGTAACAGCAAGTGCTTGCCTCAAATCATAGAACCGAAAATACTGTGAACCCATCGCACCATAAGCAGAGTTCAAAGAGACTTTCTTAGCCAACTGTAGATTGTTATATCTTGCAATTAACTTTTCAATTTCTTTTTTCTTTGCTGCATCTTTTTCATCTTCATAATCTTGTTGCTGCTTCAACATCAACTTCTTGAATTTCTTGCGGTCTTCATACATCTCAATCATCATTGCTGGCAGAAAGCCTTGTTTGTCTGTACGAAAGAATTGACCGTTAGGTGTGATGGTTACATTGCTCATCACACTTGTGTCAATTTCTCTCTCAAGCAAACTTTCTACTGATGCCTGTGTTGAAAGACGGCGCATGTCATCTGTATAATCTTCTTTCTCAACCAAAGTTTCGGGTGAGATGTTGTATTGCATAATCAAATGCGGATACAGACTGTTCAAGTCAAACGATGCAACCCAATTGTGTAAGCCAATTTGTGGTTCTTTGACATATGCACCTTCAAATGCTTCACTCTTCTTTGCAACACGGCGTGGTGGCACAACAATCTTTTTTTCTAGTAGATAGTTGTAGATTAGTGCATCCCACATTCTTGTTTGTGCAAACACATCATCATAGTTACACTTTGTGTCATATGCCAGAGTAAGTGCAAGTTCAATTAGTTTTAGTTTGTCTTCTAACTTCAGAATCAGGTGTACATCTTTGATGTTATACTCAATAAACTTCTGATGGTCAAGTTTATAAAGTTGATGTAGATTATCATATTCATCATACGATAGTTTGCTTTCACCAAGTTCTACACTTGCAATTGTATCAAGACGATAGTTCTCGGCGTTTTTACCACCTGGCGCATACCATTGATACAGTTCAAGATAGTCAAGAACAGAAATGCCAATCAAATCATAAACAGTTTGTTCTTTGCCTTTGAACATGGTCTTTCTTTCTGAATAGACTGACCATGGCGACAACTTATTTACTGCATCATCCCCAAATAAACGTTTAAACCGATTGACAAGGTAAGGAACATCAAAGAACTTGATATTCCAACCAGTAACAACGTCAGGCCAATTACTTGACCAGTCAGCAATAAACCGTTCACACAGATCGATTTCATCTTCACAACGAATGTATGTTTCTTCACCTTTTACCTCATAATCACCACAACCATAAACTGTAGTACCGCCGTTCAATTGATGAATAGCGATTGCTGTAATAGGCTCTGTAGCCTTGTATGGATCAGGAAATCCATTTTCTGAACCGACCTCAATGTCTATGAATACGACAGAGAGATGAGAAATATCCCAATCAATAATGCCTCTAAAATTGTCAGCAATGAAGGCGTATTCATAACGTGTATTGCCGTAGATTTTAAAGTTTGCAATGTCTTCATAACGTTTGACAAAATCACGTGCCTCCCGAATGGTATCAAAAGTCATAGGTTCCAATGGCTCATTGAACAATGAACGCCACTGAGATGGTTTGTTAGATTGCACAAACAAAGACGGAGAGTATTTGACTTTGCTCTTTACTCTCCGCCCATTGTTTACTCCACGAAAAAGAATGTTATTGCCGTGGACACAAACATTTGTATAATATTTTGACATTAAAGTTTAAGACCTGGTGGCGCTATCTCAATGCGACTGAACATTTTTCTGTATTGAGATAGTAAATCGGTCACAGGCGTATTGACTGTTAAAATATCATCATACTTGAATTTGATGCCTTTGTCAAACTCTTCAACATAAGCAAGATATGGTGCAAAACCAACACCACCAGGATCATTTGCAGCACGTGGTGGCACAGCAATGACTTGCATAGGATTTTTTACTACAATATCGTCACCTTGTTCAGTGACTTCACCAATAATTGTTTGATGTGTTTTAAATGTAATACAAACTATTTCACTCATACTGTTACCTTTGTAGATGGTTCATAAACATCAAGTGTTACCCACTTTTTTGGAAACAACATTTCACGACCAACAAAGTCGGCAATGTCATATGTCGGATCATCAACAAGGCCAATCAACTCAACCTTGTCATCAAACTCACGCATTACAAGATCATACTTGTATGCTTTAGGAAGTTTAGTGTTTGTTTCAGCCAGTTGTTTAGCCACTTTTGTAATATTACTCATAACTTACTCCTTACATTGAATAACTTTAACATCACATTTTTTCAAAAATTCAATACCCGATTCACTTCTGTAGGTTTCTTTGAAATAGACCTCCTTGATTCCTGACTGATATATCATTTTAGCACATTCCAAGCACGGTGCGTGGGTAATAAACATTGTTGCCCCCTCACTTGAGTTTGTTGACCGAGAAACTTTCGCAAGACAGTTTGATTCGGCATGAAGCACTTCTGGCTTAGAGTGTAGTTTTGACCATCCATGTGCAGTTTCGGTATAACCATTATGCAACATGAATTTGTCACTTTGCTGACATTCGGATTTTAACACATATTCAAGTTCTTCACAATTGTTGTCCCAACCAGATGGCATACCATTGTAACCAATACCAATAATAGTATTGTCTTTGACGATTACACAACCTACTTGTAATCTTTTTGCTGTAGAAAGTTCAGCATAAACACTTGCCGCTTTCATATGGGCTTTTATGTATTTTTCTTTCATAATAAGTAAGCACTCACTTGCATACAAGGGCACTACGAAAAAATCATCCTGGTTATTCCAGAATGATAAGTGGTACCCTAGCTACGTTTACGCCGTTAGCGTGTAAAAAGAATGGAAGAAATCTTTCGCCTAAAAATCCTGGATAACGCCAAGGTAAAGGCTCAGATGTTGTCTGTTGTGTTGGATATACAGCGATTGTATTTTGCCACACGTATTCTAATAATTCGAATAACTCAGATGCGTACTTTCTGAATAATTGTTTACGCATGACATAGCATGTCTCAAAACTTGCACCATGCTCATCCCACCACTGCATACTGTCTCTGTAATCTGGCAATAATTTTTCAATACCCTCTAAAAACAGATTCAGGTATTCTGGTGGTTGTGAATGTAAGTATTGTGTACGAACAGAATAAGGCAGTGGCGTAATTGGATTTGTGATTGCATCATGTGTCTCAAGCAGTTTCAGTGCTGCTGCTTTCTGTTCGTCAGAAGCCATGTAATCAGCACTTTCTTTTGTTGGTGGCATTGCTGCTTTTAGCACATTTCTGTCTAAGTCACCTTTAAAGTCAAGGTAGCGACGATATGTTGTACAACCGATGAAGTCAGCACGTGCGTGTTTCCACAAGTAATATTCAGATGCTTGTTGACCTAACGCACGAAGAAAATCATCTTCACTGCGTGTGCCATAATAATGACGA